AATTAATTGAAAATTATTGGAAAGATAAGAAAACTACCATAGAATTCTTTGTTTATTTATTAACTAAAACTTTATTATCAAATAGAATTGATACAATATATCACCCAAGACCACCATTTTTCAAAGAATCCAATTTAAAATTATCAGATGTTGAAAGTGTTTTATCTTGTAAAGTAACTGATATAGAAGTAATATTAAACCTTTACTTTAAAGAAGATGAAAATGGATTAATAAAAGGCGATTATGAATTATATAAAACATATCCATATTTATATATGACAATTAGATATGCAGTTAATATTCTTTCTAAATACTATGTTATTACTTCCAGTATGAAAGGAAATTTACCCAAAAACAGTGTTGAAAATGTATTTGAGATTCAAAATGAAGATGATGATGCTCGTGTATTTAATGACGATACTAATGATTATCTATTTCACGGAAGCAATGTTGAAAATTGGATTAGCATTATGTCTAATGGTCTTCAAACTGGAACAAAAGAAAATAAATTATTCCTAAACGGAGCTGCTTATGGTGCTGGTATTTATTTATCAGATTCGGCTCAATATAGTTATGGTTATATGAATCGTAGTGTCAATAGTCCGAGACAACATTCTCATAGTGAATATCTTATTATGGGTGTATTTCAAGTAGCAAAACCAAAAGTAAATTATTATAGAAATACAAATATTTATGTTGTTAGTAATGGAGCTGAAATTAAATTACGTTATTTGATTGTATTCTCTTCAAAATCAACTTATAATAATCAATTAATGATAGAATTGTCTAATAAATTCGGGAAAGGAGAGATTAAAAAAGAAATCAAACAAAGGAAAGAAACAACAGAAAAAGTAGGTTCTAAAAGATTGATGAAAGAATATGGCAAATTACAAAAAATGAGTTCCTTATCTGGAGAAGACCAAACCGATATTGTTAATGAAATGGGTGTTAAATTTACCTGTGAATTAGCAGACGGGGCAAGTTTAGATGTTTGGAATATTGATTTCTCAATTGATAATTTACCAAAAGAAGGTGTATTATATAAGCAATTACTTGAAAAGAAAATAAATAATATTAAAATGGAATTCAGATTTTCAAGTCAATATCCAATAGAACCACCATTTTGTAGAGTTGTTTATCCAAGATTCAAATTTATGACAATGAATATTACCAGAGGTGGCAGTTTTTGTAATACTATGCTAACTAAACAAGGTTGGTCACCAATCCTAACGGTTGATAAAGTCCTTTTACAAATTATGTCTCTTATGTTAGATGATGATGGAGGATTAGATCCTATCAATTGGAATCAACCATACACTATGTATGAAGCACAAGACGCATATAAAAGAATGATACGCAGTCATGGATGGTAATATATTATTACTACAACATACAATTATTACAATACAATTATTACAATATAATTATTACAATACAATTATTACAATATTATAATAACTATTAAAATTATTTTTTTACTTATGGATAATTTCTATAGTTATTATCATATCGCCCAAAAATTATTTTGTTAATAAATTATCAATGTTATCATCCTATCAACAACTTAAGGATTATTCCTGAAAATAAATAATAAATCAATTTAAAGAAAAAAAATTAAAGAAAACAATTTAAAGAAAACAATTTAAAGAAAATAGATAATAATTATGTCGAAATTTAATGTTGAAAGAAGGAAAGGATGGAATGCTTTTGGGAGTGCGAATGATAATACAAATATTACAACTACTGGAGATGATATTTGGATGGAGTTCAACCCTGATATTTTAAAGTCAAACAAAACACGTAAATATGTTCATAGAACTATGTCAGAATATGGAGGAAATAATACTGATAATAGCAAATTCACAATTATTGGGTGTCCTGAAAATAAATATGATGATACTATGAATCAATTTGGATATAATAAACGAATCTTAGTTAATGATTCTTCAAATATTTTTTGTAGGCATTGTAATGGTAATCATTGGTCTAAAAATTGCACAGTCAAAGATTATTATAAAACATTAGAAGAAATTGATAAAAAGTTAAATAAAACAAAGGATACAGACACAAACCAAGAAACGAAAGATGGATATGTAGCACCTCATTTAAGAAAAAAGAAAAATAATAATCAAGATAATAATGTAGAAGAAAATGAAAATGAAAATAAAAGAGGTAATCGAAAAGAAGTTATTTCTGGAAAAGAAAAATCAATTAGAATATCAAATTTACCCACCAATATAACAGATAATGGATTATATTCTTGGTTATCACAATTTAATTTAGATGAATATCAATTACATCGGCCAATAGATAAGTTTAACGGTGGATACCGTGATTTCGGATTTATTAACTTTTTATATAGAGAACAAGCCGAAAGAGCGATGGAAATTTTATCTAAAAATCGAGTTAGACTTAGTCATTATATTATTTCAGTAGAATGGGCAAAATATTAGGTTCTAAAATTGATTTATTATTTAACTATTATTTAACTATTATTTAATTATTATTATACAAATTTTAAATTTTATACAAACTCATAAAAATGATAAATATACCAACACCAATACCAACAAAATGGAAGTTTATTTTCATATATATTATGATTATTATGATTGGATTATCTTATAGTTATTATCTGCTTAATGATTTCTACCCTTCTAATCCAATATTTCCTTATGATTTTATTGATTGGATATTTATGTTAATTATGAATAATGAAACAATTATAAGTATCATATTGGCAAATATTATTTTATTTGGATTTTACATTTATTCAAAATTCTAAAAATATAAAAATTTTATCTTTCATAATTTATCTTTCATAATTTATCTTTCATAATTTATCTTTCATAATTTATCTTTCATAATTTAAAATTTTAGTTTAACATAATTATAATAATTATATCTATTATATTAATAATTTTTATTATACTTAATAATTCAAAATGAATAATAATTATAATCAAGATGATGATACAAATAATCAAGATGATGATACAAATAATGGTATAATAGATTATGATAAATTTTATAATAAACAAAAAAAAAATAGAAATAATTTGAAAAAAATAAAAATTGGAAAAGGACAAAAATTTAGATTATATAATAATGGTAATTTAAATAATAATAATAATAATAATAATAATAATAATAATAATAATAAATATGAATTATGGTTAATACCAATTTTTTATGATATTAATGAGATTAATGAGATTAATGCGATTGATTTAATGATAAAGTCTGTTCGTGTTAATATTCAATCACCTTTAAAAAAATATATGAAAAGAAATATAATTGATTTATTATTATATGATAGTTCAAATAATGAAAATATGAATCAATTTACGAATGCTATAATTACTATTGAAAATAAAATAAAAAAAAAAGTAAGTAAAATAAGTAAATATAATTTAGAAAATAAAAATTATCACCCAATTATTAAATATGATGAATTTTATAAATCTCAGAAGATGTCATTAATCGTTGATGATTCTTGTCCTTGTTATGATATTAATAATGTTGAAATACCAAATTGGAATTTTAAATGTCCTACATTCGGTTATTTTGTTTTTCATATTAAAAATATTTGGATTAAAGGTAATGAATGGGGAATCAATTTAAATTGTGAAGGGGCGATGATTCTTCCAAGTCAAATGTCTAATGCACCCAGATTAGGTAGAAGTATAAAATGTTTATTTGCTAAAGAAATGATTAGCAGTAAAACCGTAGCAGATTTAGATGAATATAAAACTTTTTTTAAAATGAAAAAAATGGGTATTCCGGAAATAGCAATAAAACAAAAAATTAAGCTTGTTGGATTAAATTCAGACATTATTTCTTATAATCTAACTGACCCAATATCTAAATTAGAATCCGATTTAGGTATTAAACTTTTACCTGATAATTTAAAAACTACATCAAATAGTGATAATAATAATCATATTCATATTTCTGATAATCATATTTCTGATAATAGTCTTAATAAAAATAACAATAAAAATACTGTATCGGAATTAAAATTCAATTCAGATGATTTAAAAAATCAAAGTTTGAAATTAAAGAAGGTTAAACAATCTAAAAAAGACGAATATATAAAAATAGCAAATAGTGATCCAAGAATCCCAAATATTGATGACATTAAAAAAGCAATGACAAAATTAAAGTCAATTAAAAATAATAACTATTAAATAATATAATATAAAAAATATAATATAAGAAATAGTTTTAGTTAAAAATTTATAAATAAAATATAAATAAAGTATAAATAATGGATAGTGTAAAATTTAAGTATTTGGTGGAATATATTTGGTTAGATGGAAAACAGAAATTAAGAGGAAAAACCAGAATTATTGAAAAAGAATTGACATTGTATAATGATATCACTTTAGATTCTATTTCAAAATGGAATTATGATGGAAGTTCAACCGGTCAGTCTGAAGGTTCATATTCTGAAGTTATTTTAAGACCTGTTAAATTATATAACAATCCGTTTAATCATTTTATTGGGATTAAATCTTATATTGCCTTATGTGATACATGGAATCCAGATGGAACTCCTCATTCAACAAATACAAGAATTATTGCTGAAGAAAGATTTAATCAATATCCAGAATTAGAACCTTGGTTTGGAATAGAACAAGAGTTTTTTATCATTGACCCTAAAACAAAATTACCACTTGGATTTACTGATGATGGTAAAGCAGTTCCTCAAGGAAAATATTATTGTAGTATTGGAGCGTCATCTTGTTATGGAAGAAATATAGTTAATAAAGCATTAGAAAATTGTTTAATATCTGACCTTAATATTACTGGACTTAATATGGAAGTTGCTCCAGGACAATCTGAGTTACAAATTCGTGATGTTGGTATTAATGCTGCTGATGGATTAATATTATTAAGATATATTTTAAGTAGAACCGCCGAAGAATATGGATATGATATTGATTATTCTGCTAAACCAGTTAAAGGTGATTGGAACGGTTCGGGTTGTCATGTCAATTTTAGCACTCTTCCAATGAGAGAAGACGAAGGATACCAGTATATTATGAAAGCAATTTTAAAATTAGAAAAAAACCACAAAGAACATTTAGAAGTTTATGGTAATGATAATCATCAACGATTAACTGGATTACACGAAACAAGTTCTATGGAAAGATTTACTTATGGAGTTGGTAATAGAGGAGCGTCCGTTAGAATACCAAATGAAACTGTTGAAAATAATAAAGGTTATTTTGAAGATAGGAGACCGTCCAGTAGTATGGACCCATATTTAGTAACATCAATTATATATCAAACAACAACTACATTTGATTAATTCAATTTATTTTTCATTTATTTATTTTTCATTTATTTATTTTTCATTTATTTATTTTTCATTTATTTTTTATTATAATAAAAATACGGCAAAATTAGTAAAATTCACAAAAAATTGAATTTTTATTATAATTAGTTATAAAATTCATTAAACCACACACCTCACAGTTTTTAGAGAACACACTCATCAAAATGACTTCTATTCACTATCTTCCAGTAGAAATGCTGGAATATATCTTCAAAGCAGTCGGACCAGACTACTACTTGGTTCTCTCATTGATTTGTATGAGATGGAGGGATATTATCGCGGGGATAATGCGACGTGCAAGAACCCGACTTCAAACACCAACTGGTATCCTCTTTACCGGTATAGAGATGTATGAATGGGGAATCAAGGTTCTTTCTCGTGGTTTGAATAAGACATACTGTGCAATTAAAATCGCACGATATGGGAATTGTGAATTGCTTTTCCATTTAGATATACTCAAGGATTTAAAATCAGATGGCAGTATATCTAAAAGATCACTTCATTTTGATTACAATAATTATCTGATCAATCTGATGATTCGCCAGGCGGTGTCTTATAGGAATGAGTCCTTCCTACTTTCCTTGTTTGATAAGGTGTGCTGTTCGATTAATGTAGATTACTTGATTAGGGACTCGGGAGCAGCTGATAAAGGACTGTCTAAAGTCATCATGACAGCTGCTCTCAAGTTCAAAGTCATTCTACAACCAGAAACCCTCTTTAACTGTGATAACACAGAAGAAGAAGGTTTGCTTGTCAATAAGCTTAACAAGGAAGCCCTAATCCGAAAGATTTATATCCTCCGGAAACACGCTGTTAATACCAAGAAGGGTTGTATTGTGGCTGCAATACCTTCCGACCCGTTCGATGATTAGTTTGTTTGTAAATATTTGTATTGTTGTTACTTATACAAAAAAATAAAAAAATTTTTTTTGTTATTACTTATAAAATTGATTTCAATATAGATTTTATTATTTTTTATATAAAACAATCATATTTAAAGATTTTATACTATATTATTTCATATTTCAAAATGTCTAAAACGATAAAAGGTAGATTGAATAATCTTGATAAATATATTCAAGCAAAATGGGAAGATCATTATTGGAATTTCTTAATGAAATTTGAAGATAAATTAAGTTATAGTTGGAATGGTATATCACAAAATCCAAATATTACTATGAGAATGATTGAAAACAATCCTGATAAACCTTGGAATTGGTATTGTTTATCACATAATCCAAATATGACTATGGAAATAATTGAAAAATACCCAGATAAACCTTGGGATTGGGGAGGTGTATCAGGAAATCCAAATATTACTATGGAAATGATTGAAAATAATCCAGATAAACATTTGAATTGGTATCGTATATCACAAAATCCAAATATTACTATGGAAATGATTGAAAATAGTCCTGAGAAACCTTGGGATTGGAATTATATATCAACAAATCCAAATATTACTATGAGAATGATTGAAAACAATCCTGATAAACCTTGGGATTGGTATTGTATATCAAGTAATCCAAATATTACTATGGAAATGATTGAAAACAACCCTGATAAATCTTGGAATTGGTATAATATATCACGAAATCCAAATATTACTATGGAAATGATTGAAAATAGTCCTGATAAATCTTGGGATTGGAATTGGATATCACAAAATCCAAATATTACTATGGAAATGATTGAAAACAATCCAGATAAACCTTGGAAATGGAATTGGATATCACAAAATCCAAATATTACTATGGAAATGATTGAAAACAATCCAGATAAACCTTGGAATTGGAATTTGATATCATATAATAAATTTACAAAAGAAAAAGAGTTATTCTACCTAAAACACTATCGAATATATATTGCAACATTTAGACTACAACAATACTTTAACCGTATGTATGACAATCCAAATTACTTGTTTTGTAGAACAAGATTGGAAAAGATGTTTTCATAGTAAATAATTAATACATTTATTACTTAATATTTATTACTTATAAAATTGATTTATGTTTATATTTTATTATTTTTTATATCAGATTTAATGATTTAATATTATTTCATATTTCAAAATGTCTAAAACAATAAAAGGTAGATTAAAGAATTTAGATAAATATATTCAATCAAAATGGGAAGTCCATTACTGGAATTTTCTAATGAAATATGAAGATAAATTAGATTGGAAATATATATCAGAAAATCCAAATATTACTATGGAAATGATTGAAGAACACCCAGATAAACCTTGGGATTGGAATTATATATCAAGTAATCCAAATATTACTATGGAATTTATTAATAATAATCCAGATAAATCTTGGAATTGGTATAGTATATCACGTAATCCAAATATTACTATGGAAATTATTGAAAAATATCCCGATAAACCTTGGGATTGGGCTTTTATATCAGAAAATCCAAATTTGACTATGGAAATGATTGAAAACAATCCTGATAAATCTTGGGATTGGTATTGGATATCACAAAATTCAAATATTACTATGGAAATGATTGAAAACAATCCTGATAAACCTTGGAATCGGAATGGTATATCACAAAATCCAAATATTACTATGGAATTTATTAATAATAATCCAGATAAATCTTGGAATTGGGTATATATGTCGAGTAATCCAAATATTACTATGGAAATGATTGAAAACAATCCTGATAAACCTTGGGATTGGTATTGGATATCACAAAATTCAAATATAACTATGGAAATGATTGAAAACAATCCAGATAAACCTTGGAATTGGAATAGTATATCATATAATCCAAATATTACTATGGAAATGATTGAAAATAGTCCAGAGAAACCTTGGAATTGGTCTGCTATATCACAAAATCCAAATATTACTATGGAAATGATTGAAAACAATCCAGATAAACCTTGGAATTGGAAGGGTATATCAAAAAATAAATTTACAAAAGAAAAAGAGTTATTCTATCAAAAATATTATCGTATTTATATGGCGACATTCAGATTACAACAATACTTTAATCGTATGTATGACAATCCAAATTACTTGTTTTGTAGAACCAGATTAGAGAAGCTATTTTCATAATTAATAATTAATACAT